CCATTCTGAAGCGGACACCTTCATAATCTTCGAAGTCACACCTTTTGTAAGGTAATGCTTGAAACACGGTTTAAAGTATTTATAGTTCTTTGTCGCTTTTAATAATGCATATGTAATCTTAAATTTGGTTGTTGCATTAAACTTTTGGTTAGTTGCTACATCATTTAACTTGTCTAAAAAGATTGCGCGGATTTTGGGTGGTAGATAGTGTAAGTTAATACCATAAAAACCACCTTTAGCTGGACCAACAACAATCGTTAAAGGGAATGTATCATAGTAAGGTAATGTTTTCTTAAGCTTCGGGTCATAGGTGTACATCACCATCTCCCCTGATTTAGCACCACCTCTAGATGTTAATCTATCATCTTTAAGAATGGCCACCGTTTGCGGACCAAGCTTCTGAACCCTCTTCTGAAACCAAGTGTTGGCTTCTTTAGTTCTGGCTGTTATACCTTTACGGAATGCTTCTGATTCTAACTTGTCAAATAAACTAGCCATTGGTATCTCTATTAATATTCATAACTATATTTATACCTTTTTCTTACGCTTAGTTAAGGTTTTCCATATTCTCTTACCAGTCTTTGTTTTACTCGCTTTAAATCCAACTGTCATTGTTCTTACGCCCATAGCCTCTAATTCATGTTCAGTCCATATTTGAAACTCATAACCACGAGCATCACAATACTTTCTTGCGTATTCCCACTTAGATGTGTTCTTCATATAGGTTAATGCTTCATTAAGCTTCTTACGTTTAGGCGGTAGGGTTTGAGCGTGAGGCTTAATTTCAACCACCAGCGTGCGACCAGACTTGGTTCGTATGGTAAGATCAATAAAATATCTATGAGGCTTACGGTCTGTTGAGCAGATGTATGGTATAACAGTCTCCTCACTTTGCCACCACTTAACCCACGTTGCATCATCTAAATGCCGGAATGCATTCCTTTCCCACAAAGATCTATAATGTATCTTATTGACATCACCATTATATTTCTCAGGATGCTTCGGCTTCCATTTACCTGAATATGTTTTTTTCATACAACTATTTATATAATCTGTATAAATAAGTATTATACAAGTAAAAGGAACAAATTATGGCATTCGAAGAAGGACACGGCGCAGAAGCAGGGTCATTGGGCAATAAAACAATGCGAGGAAGTCATAGGTATGACGGATTTCAACATTGGAAATATCCAGAAACTGTCGGTAATGACACAATGATGGATGACATAAATTTTAATAGTCATCAGTCAAGTGAGTATGCGGTAGAGCGAATGAGTACAATATCCGGTATGACACATGAACCATTTATGCTTTTTGAGTTTATGAAAATAGATGAATCAGCATCGATGCTTAGACACCAATCACAAGCGGAAGTCATTGCTCCTTTGATGAAAATGAAACAAAATGTTACAATCACCGATATGGAAGACAAGAAAGAACAGGCTAAAGTGAATGCAGCTGCTGTCAAAGAATCGGCGGAAGGTGTTTTATCCCATATAAAACAATTTGTTAAAAATGTAGCAGGTCACGCTAAGCGTGATTACACTGGTTCTATTGCCTTATACATGCCTACAGATATTCAAATAAATGATAGCATGGGATATAATGAAGACACTAGAAAATTAGGGGCAGCCCTTGAAGGATTGACCGATGGTAAGACTGACATACTAAACCCAACGGTACTCACTGACCCCGCTGTGCTTGCCCTTGCAGGTGCGGCCATAGGAATGATTCCTGCAGTACCTGCATTGGTGTCAACAGTATTAGGTGGCAGTATTGGTGGTATTTTAAGCACAGAAATTCAAAAAGCTACCGGCAAAATTATGAATCCGAATGAACTTTTAAGATATCAAAATACTGCATTAAGAAGCTTCTCATTTGCTTGGATAATATTACCCGACTCAGAAAATGAATCAAAACAAGCCGCGGGTCTTATTAAGTTTTTTAGAAAGTCTGCTCATGCTAATAAAAATAGTGCCACCCTAGTAACAGTACCCGACCATGTTGTTACATCATTTCATGGGGGAGGTAAAAAGGATGTTGCAATGATACAATTACCACCATGCTATATTGAATCAGTTAATGTTACATACAATCCAAATAATTCTTCATTCTTTAAGCAAAATAATGCTCCAGTTGAAATAGGTTTGGCAGTAACGCTTAAAGAGATTATACCAATTTATGCAAAAGACGTAGAGGACGGGTACTAATATGTATTTTAGAAATATAACAAATGTAACTATAGATATAGATGGGTCAGGTAATCTAGATGTAATGAAAAATCTAACGGCGAAAGCTAAGGTATCTGATGCATTAATTAATAACGCTGGATTTTATGAAACAACTGAAGTCCAAGATGGCGAAAGACCAGACCATTTAAGTCAACGGTTATATGGTACAAGCACCTATCATTGGACATTCTTATTGCTTAATCCACAAATAAAAAATATATGGGATGATTGGCCGATGAAGTACGGTCAATTAATAGAATACTGTCTAAACAAATATCAATACCTTGCAGCTGACACTAGTATCAGTTTAAATAATAAATTTACAATTGGAGAAACTGTTACAGGTGGTATCAGTGGAGCAACTGGTATTGTAAAAGAGGTCCATGTTAATATGGGTTATATTGTTATACAAAAAACAACAGGTACATTTACTGTAACCGGTGAAACTATTAGTGGTGGAGAATCCCAAGATAATGTAGCATGTAATTTTATTAAGTCTCAAGCTTATGCCCCTCATCATCATACAGATGATTCTACTGGAGAGTGGGTACCAAGACGTGTTGCCGGAACAAGTGCATACAGCTATATCGATTATGAATCTGCTATCACAGAACAGAACAGGAATATTAAAGTGATTAAGCCATCGTTAATTAGAGATGTAGCAAGACAATTTATTAAGACAATGCAAAATGCTTAAACTAGAATCTTTAATAGTAAACGTAAATAACCAGGACTTATCAGCCATGGTTTTAAACATGACTATATTTGAATCCATAAAAGGTTATTTAAGAGGAAGTTTTACTGTACAAGATAATATAAATTTTTATGATACTTTTATTCATACAACACAACCACCAATTCAAATTCAATTTGAATACTTAAATACATTATGTAATAATGTGTTTTACGGTAATGGTGTTAGTAATATGAAAATTGAAAAGCTTGGTAAAGTTTATACCATTCATTTTATTTCTTATACAGCAATGAATGATCAATTAACTATAATTAATAGTGTTTATTCTGGAACTAGTGACCTTATAGTAGATAAACTATTTTTAGAAAGTAATAAGGGCAATGCTTTATTACAAATTGATAGCAGAGCAGATACTAAAGGGAGATACGTTGTTCCTAATATTAAGGCTGGGTCTGCAATAAACCATGTTGTATCAAAAGCATATGATACTAATAATTCAGGTCTTTGTTTATATCAAAGACTTTATGACCAAGGGTTTACACGATTAACTTCTTTATGGGATATGTCAGAAAATTATTTTTTTGGGGATGATAAAGAAATATTTAATTTAACACAACGGCTTGCGGGCACTTCAGAAGGTTCTGACGGTTTGTCTGGTGAAGATATGGTGGGTACATCCGCTTCTTTTGAATTAAGTGAGTATTATATGAATTTTACTAAAAAGCTTGCTGATGGGAATTGGGGAAATAAAATACAACAAATACACTTGGATGAAACTGCAATAAAGAAATTTGAAGTTAATGAACGTACCGATGTGCCTGTAACAGTATATAAAACATCAGATAATTTGTATGATGATAATGTGAAATCATTATTTTCTCTTGGGTTTGAACCATCCAGTTTTGCAGTAAACAATCAAAGAAAGAGATCATACGGTCAATATATGAATGTCTTAAATGTAGTGGCAGTTCCAGGCCTTAGCGCTGGATTCACTGTAGGACTTGATCAAGGAGGTAGTAATATTTCTAGCACAAAAACAGATGATAATAATTATATAATTGCTAATATTAATCATAGATTTATAATGGATGACGGTGAGTTTGACTATGCACAAGATATAGGATTAATAAGAGAATGATATTTTTTGGAAAAGTAGTAGATATTAATGATACAAAAAAGCTTGGTCGAGCTAAAGTTAAAGTATATGATCTTCATGATAATATAGAAACAAAAGATTTGTCATGGTCTATGGCATTAATGCCAGCAAATACTCCTGCACAGTTTGGGCATGGCCAAAGTGTAAACTTACAAATTGGAACGTTGGTTGTAGGTATATTTTTAGATTCAGCTCAACAAGAATTTTTAATACAAGGTTCATTACCCACAAAAACAGATGGGGTAGAAGATAACAATGTAAGAGTGAGAGGTGAAGCCGATCCTAATGCAGGAGAACCTGCTGGCGGATATCAACCAGTAAGTGGATATCAACCAGTATATCCATACAATAATGTTATGGAAACAGAGAGTGGCCATGTAAAAGAATACGATGACACTCCAAGTCATGAACGTATCATGGAAAGACATATGAGTGGCACTCAATATGAAATCATTGCTAATGGTTCAAAGAATGAAACGATTGTAAGAGATAACTATAGATTAGTTGTAGGTCATGATACACTGGAAGTCTATGGAGATGTAAGAATTATTGTGAGTGGTCATGCTGATATTGCTGTAGGAGGTAATCTTACTACATCTGTTACTGGTAATATTGCTGCAGACGCATTTGGTGATATAACATTAAAAACAAATGATACAACGAAGAGAGTTGTATTAGATGCTAATGTATTAGTGAAAGGTAACTTAACAGTTAATGAAACAACTACTACTAGTGCTCAGAGCTCATCTAGAACTCCGGTTTTACTTGATGGTCATGACCATGATGAAACTCATTCTCCAATTACTCAAACAGGTATACCTAATTAGGTATAAATAGATATATGGCTACAATCGCACGACAAGAAACATACAAAGATTTAGATTTTACTTTTAAGCAAAATCCTAATACAAATGACGTTGGAATAAAGAAGAACAATGCTGCGGTAATTCAAAGCTGTCTTAATATTCTACGCACAAATAATGGTGAACGACCATTCAATTATGACTTCGGCGCGAACCTAAGATCATACCTCTTTGAAAACCTAAACCAAGTAACAGCGGCGAATATGTCTACTTCTATTAACGTTGCTTTAAAAAATTACGAACCAAGAATAGAAGTACTTAATACAAACATTCAGGCAAGAGCCGATGAAAACGAAGTAAGAATAACAGTAACCGGTAGAGTTAAATCAACGAATGAAATCATTGATATAGCTACCACAATAGAGAGATTACGATAATGGCAATCGAACGCAGAATTTCAGCAAGTGAATTAGACTTTGACCAAATCAAGGGTAACCTAGTTGCATACATGAAGGCAACAGATACTACCTTTAATGACTATAACTATGATGGCTCCGCCATGTCTACCATCATTGATGTACTGGCATATATCACCCACGTCAATTCAATGAATGCAAACTTTGCATTGAATGAAACCTTTCTTGATACCGCTCAGCTTAGGTCTTCTGTGGTATCTCATGCTAAACTATTAGGATACACTCCAAGGTCTATCGCTCCATCTGTTGCTTATATAAATGTTAAAATGAATTATGACACAACAGCAACACCTTTATGGAATCATGATGGAAGTAATGTAGCACTTCCTTTAACTATGCCAAGGGGGACTAAATTCTCTACTACTATTGATGGTGTCACATATCCAATGTTTGCTAGTATAACATCTACGATTAACTTTGCTTCTGGCTGGAACTTTTCTAATGTTGCAATTGAGCAAGGTACACTATCAAGTGTAACGTATTCATATCAAAATAATACGTTTGAATCATATATAATTCCTGCTAAGAATGTAAACACTAAATCTATTACAGTCACTATTACCGATTCGGCTTCTACATCTGCATCTAAAGTTTATGCATTGAATAGTAATATTGTAAACCTAGATGGCTCATCTGAAGTATTCTTTTTAGAAGAAGGAAGAGATGGTTATTACGAAGTTAAATTTGGTGATAACATTGTTGGTAGGAGACCTGGAAATGGAAACTCAGTTAAAATTGAGTACTCTACAATTACATCAGGTGTTGACGTGAATGGTGCCACCGTGTTTACCATGACCGATTCATTGAATGGTAACACTGATGAAACAGTAACACTTGTGACTAAAGCTACAGGTGGTGCAGCGAGAGAAACTAAAGAGGCAATTAAATTTAATGCACCTCTTGCATATGTTTCTCAAAACAGAGCTGTTACTCCTGATGACTATAAAACAATTATTAAAAACGAATTCGCTGATGTTGAAGCTGTTGCGGTATGGGGTGGAGAAGATAACCCTATCCCTGATTATGGTAAGGTGTATATTAGTATTAAACCTTTATCAGCCGAGGTACTCACTGCTCAACAAAAAGAAACAATTAAAACAAATATTCTTAAACCTAAAAACGTTGTAAGTATTACTCCTGTTCTTATTGACCCTGAGTATACGTATATTGATTTAGAGATTTTCTTTAAGTTTAACCCTAACCTTGCCACGGTTACAGCAAGCGGTCTTGCAACTTCAATAAGGAATGCACTTATCTCATATAATAACGATACCTTAAAGAGTTTTGGTGGTGTATACAGAGACTCAAACGTTTTGAAAACTATTGATGACACGAGCATTGCTGTTCTATCTAACATCACACGTATTAAGATGACGAAAAAGATTGTACCTACTCTTGGTACAGCGAAGAAATACGAGCTCGCATTCAATCAATCTCTTACTGATTTAGATGGTACTACTTCTGCTCTTGGTTCTTATGTAACATCAACAATGTTTACATTTTCTGGTGTACAATGTATGTTAAAAGACTTCTATGATACTTCAAGTAATACACGAATTATTCAAATAGTTGACGCATCTAATTTAGTATATGATACAAACGTGGGTGAAGTGAATGAAGAGACGGGTACAGTTACTCTTAACTCATTTAATCCAACTGCATTGCCTACTGGACAAGCTACAATTGATGTCACGGTTAAACCAGCATCTTCTGATGTGTCACCTACAAGAAATGAACTACTAACTATCAATACATCTACGGCATCAATTACTGGTGAGATAGATACAATGGCAACTGGTGGTGTAACTGCTGGTATCAATTACACAACAGTGAGAAACTAATGTCAAACCTTGGTAAATATAATATATCATCGTATGTTAATGACTTAATACCTGAGCACGTTGCTTCAACGTATCCAGACTTAGTTGAGTTTATTAAGGTATACGCGTTATATTTAGAACGTTCGAATAAGTCTGGGTTTTATTTAAACTCTCTTGATATACAAAGGGACATTGATCATGTAGAAGAAGCATTGCTTACAGAGCTTCAGAATGAAATTGGTATTGCGGTGCCGAGAGACTTTGCCACTGACCCAAGAACTTTCTACAAACATCTTATTGAATTTTATAGAAGTAGGGGAACACCTGAATCCATCACATCATTCTTTAGAACAATCTATGATGATGATGTAGAGACATACTTTCCTTTTACAGATTTGTTAAGCCCATCGGATGGCATCTGGACCGACCAAGTAACTGACATTATAGCAAATCAAGGTAACTATACTCCTTGGAATACTATTACAGTGAGTGGTACGCCTACGGTTGTTAGCGGAAATAATGATGCAATGCAACCATTATTCTTTGATGACGATGTGGTATTTGTTAATGATGTATATAAAACTCCGGGTACAGATTACACTGAGGCAATCTATTCAGATACTACGACAAAGTATAAGTTGAACTTCACTATTGCATTAGCTAATGGTGATGTGGTTAAAACATATCCTAAAGGATTGTTTGCATCAGCAAATGGTTTCTTATCACAAACAGAAAAACGTATACAAGACTCTTACTATTACCAAAAGTTTTCATATGTTCTAAAGACTGGTAAGAATATTGCAGATTGGAAGAATGCATTCACACGATTGGTTCACCCCGCTGGATTTATATTCTTCGGTGAGATTTTAATCTTTGTACAACTGTTGACTTCAAAAAATACAATGGTACAACCTGGATGGTTGATCCCAGCAGGCTTTATAAATATTAACATAGGCGCATTCCAAGTCGGACCGGTTCAATTTAATACTCACATATTAGAGAAATCGTATACTCACTTTACAAATGGTAGTTCACAATTTAAGAAGATAGGTATGCAGAACCATTGGGATAATATGAAGTTTAGATATTTAGGTCCAATCTCAGATTTATCTCATTGGACCGTGCAGGATAGTATAAATAACAATATAAGTACACAATTTGGAATGGGTGGCGCTAGTTCACTCGTTATAACATAAAGGAAAAGATATGGCAGCAATAATCACGAGTAAATTTAGACTAGACACAACGAATAAGTTCGTTACTAGTTTAGCAGATAACCAATTCTATATGGCACTGGGAAGGCCGAATGCTTGGGCAGACGACACTACTCCAACAACGCCATACGAGAATGACTACACATCACATACTTTATGGGAAAACATGTTTGCCATGAAGAAAATCGATGCTACAGATATTGTACATAGTTCACCAAGAAACTTATGGGTGTCTGGTACAACTTATGCAGAGTATGATGACCAAGATACAAATATCGAAAGTAAAGTTTACTTTGTTATCTCAGCTAACAACAATGTATACTTGTGTTTGAAAGTGGGCACAGGGGCAAGTTCAACTAACCCCGACGTTATTGGTGTGCAGACTTCTGGTGTTATTGATCACTCTGGTACAGATGGTTACATATGGAAATATATGTACACTGTACCAACAGCTGATGTAACAAAATTCTTGACGTCTTCTTTCATCCCAGTTAGAAACCTCAAGGCAGCTCCAGCGGCAGGTGCTGATACTGCATTGACAAATCAATGGAGTGTTCAAAGTAACGCAGTTGATGGTGCAATCTATAACTTAAAGATTACAACGGGTGGTACAGGATATACAAGTATACCAACTGTTACAATCGTAGGTGATGGTTCAAGTGCTACTGCTACAGCAAGTCTAACAGGCGGTGTGATTACAGGTATCACAATGACTAATGTTGGTACAGGATATACTCATGCCACTGTTGCATTAAGTACAGCTGGTGGTTCTGGTGGTGCGGTAAGACCAGTGATTGGTCCAGTCGGTGGATATGGTGCAAACCCTACTAACGATCTTCGCTCTCACTATGTAACAGTTAATAAAGCATTTACTGGTGATGAGTCATCTACTATTCCAGATTCAAATGACTTTAGACAATTATCTCTTATTAAGAACCCAACTACTTTAGCCGCTAACTCAGCCGCTATCTCTGGTGCTGCATCAATGGTCATCGGACAATTTTATAAAATCTTAACATTAGGTAATAGCTCAGCGGCAAACTGGGCAACAGCGGGTGCTCCAGCTGATTACGTTGTTGGTACGGTATTTAAAGCAATCGCGGTGACAAGTACTGGTACAGGTACTGTTGGTGCAATCGCAAGTGCTAACGCATACAATACATGTTCAAGCTTAACAGTTGCTGGAAATGCATTTACTGCAGATCAAATTATTGAAGGCACTGTGACGGGAGCCAAAGGTATGGTTGTTGAACATACTGGCGGTGTAATAAGTTATATTCAAAACGAAGCTACGGGCTTTGGTGTATTCAATCACGCAACAGATAATGTTCGTGTGGATGGTACTTCAGTTGCAGGCACAGATGTTACGGCACAAGCAGGTCCTTTAATTAATCATCAATCAGGTGATGTTATGTTTGTAGAGAATAGAACAGCAACAACAAGAGCTGATGGACAAGTTGAAACAGTAAGATTAGTAATCGCATTTTAAATAGGATAGAAAAATGGCAATAGCATTTAACGTAGAACCATATTGGGATGACTTCACAACCGCAGGAGCGGACGGACTGAGTCCTAAAGAAAAGTATCAAAGGATATTATTCAGACCCGGTAAGGCAATACAAGCACGAGAGTTAACTCAGCTTCAAACAGTACTCCAAAATCAAGTATCTTCTATGGGAGATCACACATTTAAAGATGGTTCTGTTGTTGTTCCTGGCTCTGTGCATCTCCATAATAAAATTGATTATGTAAGACTATCCGCCGTTCATGCTAATAATGATACTGTTGCAGAATTAGTTGGTACTGAATTTACTGAAACTACCACTAATGTTGTTGGTAAAGTTATTCATGCTACCTTAGCAACTGGCTCAGACTCCATAACAATTTGGGTACAATATATATCTGGTAACGTATTTACTGCTGGCGGAGCGTTAACAGCCACTGGAAGTAAGACGGCTACAATAGCTAGTACTAATGATGCTGCTGGAAATACTCCAATAGGTTTTGGTTCAATCGTATCTATTGAAGATGGTATTTATTATATCAAGAAACATTTTGTTGTAGCAAAAGCTAAAACAATTGTATTATCTAAGTATACATCAAACGTGTCATTTGACATTGGTTTACTTGTTACTGAAATCCTTGTTGGTCCAGGTAGCGATACATCACTAAATGATAATGCTACAGGAACACCTAACGAATCAGCTCCAGGAGCACATCGTTATTCTATTACAGCGGTACTTAGTACTCAAGCAGTCAATGCTAACTCAGGCAACTTTGTTCTTATCGCTCGATTAGAATCAGGTGTTGTTACAAAAAATGCACGGACAGCTGATTATAATCATTTAGCTGATGAGCTAGCTCGTAGAACATTCGATGAATCTGGTAACTACTATGTTAATCCATTCAAAGCACTTGTTAAAGCACACACTGCAGCAAGTCCTGATGCAACTAAACTAACACTTGCCATTGAGCCTTCTAAAGCTTATGTAAGAGGTTATGAGATACAGACATTAGGAACAACTAATGTACACTTTGATAAAGCAAGAACATCCGAGAGGGTTACAAATAAACGTGTAGAGATAACTCACAATAACTATATTGAAGTTACATCTCTTGTCGGAACCCCAGACATTACTACATTCGGTAGATTTAGTATTGAGAATTCCGGTGGTACAGAAATTGGTACTGCAAGAGCTCGATCAGTTGAACGCGTGAGTGGTAATGGTGCAACAACTGCATCTCGATACAGAATTCATATCTTTGATTTCACTGGCACAATGACTGGCGCTATTACACTAGATGATAAAGATGGCACTACTCCAGCAACAGATTTTACAGCGGTGGTTGCAGATCCTGGTACATCTACAGGATATAACATTGGACCTGATTCATTAATATATCCATTACCATACACAAGAATTAAAACACTTAATACAATTACTGATGGTTCTACTCCAGATTATAATCATAGGTTTGAAACTAACCGTATACTTACTGCTGCTGCTGTTGTAACTGGTGGTTCAGTATCATTCACCACGACAGTTACTGATGAATCGTTTGGTTCAAAAGCTAACAACTCAAACTGGATCTTAATAAATGATACCGATGATACTGTTGGTGGTGAAATAGTTAATACAGCAAATATCAATACAGCAACTGCAGGAACCGCAACGATTACTGGCTTATCAGCTATAAACGGCAAAGTAGTAAGATTGATTGCACCGATGACAAGAGAGGGTGTTCATAAAGGTAAAGTTTTAAGTGGAAATACTGCGGTAGCATTTGTTGCTTCTAGCTCCCCTGACTATACGGGTATTGGTATGGCACTTGGTCATGCCGATGTGCATACTTTAGTATCGGTCGTTGAAACTACAGGTTCTGCTAATGTAACATCTCACTTTGATTTAGACAATGGTCAACGAGATGATTACTATGATGTTGGTCGTATTAAATTAAAGACCACATCAAATTATACTGCAGCAGTGGATCTTACTGTTACATATAAGTACTTCACTCATTCTGTTGGTGACTTCTTTACGGTTGATTCATACACAGGTCAAATTGATTATGAAGATATTCCTAAGGTAGGTGATATAGAATTAAGAAGTGCTGTTGACTTTAGACCACGTATTGATGATACTGGCGGTAACTTTACTGGAACAGGTGCTGTTGTTGCAGTTGCTCCTTCAAGATTCTCACAATTTTCAACTGATGTTCAATTTTACTTACCACGAATCGACAAAGTTTATTTAGATTCTTCAGGAGTATTTGGTATTTCAGGTGGTGTTCCATCACGATATCCTGCTGCATCTAATATTCCGTCTGACGCAATGCATCTGTATACAATGACTATTCCTGCGTATACACTCAATGCAGCTGAAGTAACAATTGACTTTATTGATCAACGTAGATATACTATGCGTGATATTGGTCAAATTGAAAAACGAATTAATCAAATAGAATACTATTCTGTTCTTTCATTCTTAGAAGCTGAAGCACAGAATACACAAGTATTAGATGCATCGAATAATGCAAGATGGAAGTCAGGGTACTTAGTGGATGCTTTTGCATCTACAAGGATGTCACGGTCTAACTCTTCTGAATATAGAGCTTCAGTTGATATTCAAAATCGTGAGTTAAGAGCCCCATTTGCTCAAGGTAATGCTGAGTTAGATTATCATGCGGCTACATCTACTACACAAAAAACTGGTGACTTAATAACATTGCCATATAGTTCTACTGCCATGATAACACAAGGTCAGTACTCTGGACAAATTAATGTTAATCCTTATGATGTATTCAACTGGACGGGTGGCATGACGCTTACTCCTTCTACTGATGAATGGCGTGATATTGATAGACGACCAGAGGTAGTAATCAATAACGACGGTGAATTCGATGCGATGGTGGCAAACCTACAGCCTCAGGTAGGTACTGTGTGGGGTGAATGGTCAACTAACTGGACCGGACATGAATGGCGTGGTGTTGGCGGCAGGACTAACGGTCTTTTTGAGACTGGAACATCTACACGTTCAGGCATTAAACAAACTATAGAAGTTGTAACATCTAGATTTAGCATTGGCGATCGTATTGTTGAAGTTAACTTTGTTCCATTCATGAGAACAAGACTAGTTGCATTTGAAGCTAAGCGATTAAAACCTGGTGTACAAGTTTATGCATTCTTTGATGGAACTTCTGTGGCAGACTACGTTAAAAGCGGAAGTCATTCATATACACCTTTAGTTGGTATTAATACGGTCACTGCTCATCCAGGTACAGCATCCACTCTAACGACTGATGCAAATGGTACTGTGTCGGGCACATTCTTAATACCTAATAATAGTGCACTCAATTTCCCTACAGGTGAAAAAGAATTTAAATTAACTCAATCATCTACTAATGATGATGAGACAACTACTACATCTGCTACCGCAATGTATACAGCTGCGGGTTTAATTGAAACGAGAGAGAATGTTATTATTTCAACAAGAACTCCATTCATTCAGAAAACTTCTGCTGGTAATCAAACAACTGGAGCGAGCAGAGATACAGGACGAAGAGTTAATTGGGGTGACCCACTTGCTCAGTCTATCTTACTAGACAAGGCTGCATTCATTACTTCAGTGGCTCTTAACTTTACTACGAAAGATGATGCTATACCAGTACAAGTACAGATACGTGAAATGGTTAATGGATTCCCAACTCAGGTTGTTGTTCCATTCTCAGACGTAACACTTAATCCAAGTGCTGTTAGTACATCGGCTGCAACTACATTCACATTCCCATCTCCTGTATACTTACAAGATGGTGTTGAATATGCAATAACAGTTATAGCTAACTCAAACAAATACCATGTTCGTTATGCTCAGATTGGTGATGAAGATCAAAGTGGTAACAG